TTGTACAGGATCAGCAATACCAAACTGAGGTAATGCTCCGTAGTTTGTACCAGCTCCAACATATTCAAATACATAACCGGATGCACTAATGTAACTGCGTTGATAGAAGTTAACTTCGGCGCCGTCTGGGAATAGATCATTACGTCTTACATTTTCGCCTAATGACACAATATGATGTGTTCCTAGACGCGACCAATAACTTAGGCCAGTCATAACAGAATTATATCTGCCGCCTGTTTCAATATCATAAATTAATCTCTGTAGAATAATCTTAACATCTCGTTTACATTTATTTTCATCATAGACAAGTCCAGGATTTGCAGTTTTAACATACCTATTAATTTCGTCAACAATAAATTTAGTGTTGCGTTCAATTAAAATAATTGCAGATCCACCGCCTTGTACAGCCGGACCTGTTTTAGTTCTAATCTTTACAGGAATAACTGCTTCAGCTTGTGCAACAGTTGCAGTACTTATAATACTAATAATTTCACCAAATCGTAAATTAATAAATGACTGAGCCGATGCTCCACCTATTACTAAATTATCAATAAGTTGTGGTTCAACTACTCCTGCACTTGTTGTAACTGTAGTATTAGAAATAACTTGATTAACAACCGTATTCATTCTTGTTAATGCCGCTACGTGTTCTGCAACTTGATCTGTGCTTCCGGTAGCCGCAAAAGACAATAAGTTAACACCTTCTGTTTTTGGATTTTCTGCAACTTCACTACTTAAAACTGTATAATAAGCATTACCGCAGAAATACAAGTTAAAGAAGTTATCATTTCCTACTTCACCACCGCCACTAGTTAGTGCATTATTTAATGTAACACTTCTATATCCTAAGTCTGTGACAATAGTTCCAGTAGAGGAGTATAATAATCCGTTGGTTCCAGTTTGATTTCCGTATTGGTCTCTAATGTATAATGTGTTACCAATTGCAATACCGTCAGTGTTAACATTAGTGATAGTAATTGTTCCAGTAGTTAAAGTTGCTAGACTAGGAACAGCATTTAAGAAACCAGGAAATGCCTGTTCATTAAGGTAACCAGTCGGCGGCAATACTTCCATAACCAAAGAAATATGTGGTCTATCGATTAAATCAGGCAAGAATACTTCTACCCTTGCATTATTTGGCCAATAGCCATTTGGATAATATTGATCTAAATCAGTGCCTTTTGGATATGCCTTAAATGCAGGATTGTAAAGTGTGCCTGTAAACTTACGTGTTCCGTAACTCTTTGCAACTAAACATAGGTCACCAAAGTTGGCGTTACTGTTAACAATAGAAGCAATGCCGCCGTTATCAACTTGAACACCCACACTGGAGAAAATTGTAAACACCGAAACTAACTGTGCATACCCATTGTTAGTAATTCTAACACCTCGGCCTCCCTGCGTTAACTGTGTGTAGGCATCATAAACAAAAGAGTTAATAGGACTACGTGCGCTAATAACACCGCCATCAACTAAACTGCCGCCCATCCCGCCGATTGGGTCAACCCTACGTTGTGCCCACTGCTCCGGAACATCTTTATCTTGTTTAGGGAATACTAATGTATCACCGAAATACAATGTAGAATTTGTACCAAATCCTATGGTTGCAGTATTCAGTCCAATCAAATATGTGCCGGTTGATACAGTAGATACGGATGTAACTTTTGGAGATAGCTTGACATCAAGACCGTTAATACCAGTTAATGCATATAATCCACCGCCTTGATACACCGGTGGGGCATATTCTTTACCTCGCATAATAATATTAGAGATAATATGGAAGTTACGAGCCACAGCCTGCTGGGGCATGTAATCTCCTCCGTACTGGAAGAACGTATTAATTACCTGAGTTGCCTGGGTTCCTGTTTGTGGAGTAACTGGGGTGTTTGCAATAATCTGTAAAGCAATATCTTTAATATAAGTAATTGCCATTGTAGTAGTTGTCTCTTGTCCTGCTACGTAATTATATCCTTCATTCCAATAAGCAACACCTGCTTCGACAGATTTACTATTTCCACCTAATAGAATATCTTGACTTACTGCATCAATTAACAGACCAGTATCTCGATAACATTTTTCTTCGTCATACTTAAACGAATTAGGATTATACTTGTTATCAATGTATGCAACTACTTCTTCTTTTAAGAATGATTTGTTTGCTATCAAACTATTAAACGCTGCCAATACATTTGAACTTGTAGAAGCAGTTAGTCCAATTGGACTGTAGGAATATCCGGTCGGGCCATTAGTTATGATATTAGTAACTGTAGATATTGCCTTAGAAATCAAAGCAGATTCACTTGCTGTTGCAGTAGTATTTCCAAAAATTTGTTTAATTTTACCCTGTGAAGCAACGACTGCGATATTTTGTATTACATTTCCTGCAATTGTTGCTAGGTATTGAAATGCATCTGTAGTTTGGGCTTCTTCTTGTTCAATTGTAATCTGTGTAGCATTTGCGGCATAATATGCAAGACCAGATTGTACAGCTTGTCTATTACCACCGTGTAATAAGTCAAAAGAAACAGAATCGATCATATAACCAATATCACGTTTACATTTAACAGGATCATATTGACCAATAAACGCGGGATATGTTTGATCAATATAGGCTACCACTTCGTTTTTCATGTACTCTTTATTGGCTTGTAGTAGATCTACAGCATTTTGTACACTGAATAAATTTGATTCATTTCCGTTAGTAATGATCTTATCGGACCATCCTAGACTATTGCCGCCTAATATATCGAGAATAATGTTAAATTCGTTGGCGATGATTAATGCTTCATCTTCTGTTGCTGCCTCAAGACTGGTATTTTGAAGAGGAACTCCAACATAATATCTATCAACTAAATCGTCAGTTGGTGTAATATTTTGAATAACTTTTATTGCTAGGTCTCGTAGATATGTAACCGCAGCAGTGGTAGTTGTAAGTTCGTTGGCAATGTCTCCTACATACCCAGCTTGATTCCAATATTGAATACCTGCAAATGTACTTTGGCTAAAAGTTGCTGTGGAGTATAATATATCAAATGCAATAGAGTCAATAATTAGACCTGTATCTCTTTTACATTTTATTTTATTATAAGGAAGAGCCTTAGGAGGAAAACATAAACTATTATTAATATAATTTAATGTATTTTCTTGCATAAATGCTCTGTTTGCCTGCATCAAAATTTCTGCACTAACAAATGCCGCATCCGGACCTGTGCTATTATAAATTTCAGGAGCTACGTCTGGTCCGTTATTAATAATGTTAGTAACGATTCCAAAACAATTTGTTATAGAGGCCGATGCAACACCGCCGCCAGTTAATACTGTATTTCTTACTTGAGGATTTATACTTGCTACAGTAAATGTACAAGTAGTATTTGTAATAATTTCTAAACAACGATCTCTTAGATAATTGATGGCAGCAACTGTCTGTGTTTCTTGTCCAGCAATGACACTGATAACACCTTTATAATATGATAGGCCGCTTTGCACAGATTTTTCGTTACCACCAAATGCTGCATCATATGCACAGTTTTCAAGGAGGATACCAACATCTCGTTTACATTTTTCTCTGTTATAAACAAAACTAGGGAACTGGGCATTAATTCTAGCAATAACTTGTTCTTGCAAGAATGATTTATTTGCCAACATCAGTGTTCTTGCATTAAAGAATCCAGGATTTTGTTGTCCTACATCAATGTGCATTCCTTGTACAATTGTTCCTGTGCTAACTGAAACAATAATGCTTGTTGTATTTGCAATCCATGTACCAGTCCCAACTGCATCCGGAACTTGAACAGTTTGATTAGGAGTAAACAATGTTCCGTCTCTTAACCACGGTCCAGAAAGATTGGTACAGTTCTGAATGTACGGTGAATGGAATAAATCAATTCTGCTATCACCCTCTTGTGGAGGGAATGCTGTAGCATAGGCGCCGCGATTAAATCTGTCTTCGTATGGGCCTTCTAATAATCCAGAACGGCCATTTAAGAACTGCATGAATGCTAGATAGCAACCGGATTCGACATGGAATAAGTCTTGAGTTTTATTAATAGGCTCAACACCTGTTGTACGAATATCTGATCCCATGACACTGGTATAGGGTTTTAATCTAATTGGGTTATCTTCTAAATAATGTCCCGCACTAACTTGAATTTGTGTACCAGGTTGGTAATAAGGACTATTTGTTGCACCAGTAATTGTGCGACAAGCTCGACTTGCATCTTGAGCACGCCCGTCATTAGTATCATCACCGTCCATAGTTACATATAAAACATTTGTAATAACAGGCGCAGTGCCAATAGGATTAGTTCCTCTTACACGAATGTCGCCAATAATATCAGTTAGCCCACCTGTTGGTTCCAGTGTTAAGTTACTAGCAGTTGTTGTAATGAATGGAGAATAAATTTTCTGTAAGTATGCTTCAGCCCATTGTGTACCAGAGTTACCAATTTTAGAAAAATTATTCTGAGTAGGTAAAACATCTTTTGCAACAGTTAAATTATCGCCAAGATTTACTGGACCTAAAATTCCAGCACCACCTGTGACCGTAAATGCACCCGTAGTAGGAGAACTTGATGTTAGGGTTGATGCTACAAATATTTTATCAGATTTTAGTTTTCCTGTAGCAGGATTATATGTTAGACCAAAGCCGATGCCTGTGCCTTTTTCGTCATTGTTGTCGCCCTTTAACTCTTGTGCGTTAAGTGTACCGACTTGATTAACAAATGTAAGATAGAATGAAGAATCTACGTTAGTAGATGTTACGAGTAATTTTGTAGCAGTGTAGGCCGCATCAATAATACCGTGAATAATACCGCCAACCCATAAGTCTTTACCAATACCGACACCACCTGCAATAGTCAACGCACCGGTTGTTGTGCTATCTGCTTGTGTTTGTCCTGTAAAATTGGTATTAGCTGTTTGAATCGTAAGTTTACCGTTAGGACTGCTACTAATAATATTAGTATTTGTAGAACTAATAGTAACGCTACCGTCAGGCGCAGAAATAGTATACGATGCACCCGGCGTTGGGTTAGTTGATATTGTTCCGGATACTCTTATTGTAGCCATTTTATATTCCTTTAGAGTATTTATTAGTTTAATGAATTCGTAATTCTACAGCATCTATAAATGCTGCATCTTTGTGGGGCCAGTGCGGATGCGCTTGAAATCTAAGTAATACTCCAAAATTGCTATTTAGATTTGCCAATGATAAATTTCCCACAGACCAATTGTCTGTTTCTCCACCATACAACTTTGTAGGTGCTAAGTCTAATGTTGCACGGTTCTCACTTGTTTCACCGTCAAACACTAAACTAATTGTTTCATCTGTAATTCTACCACGACGTTTCATAGACAATCTTAATTCAATACCAGACACACTTTGCGGCAAATTTTGAAAATTAAATCCTGTGGCTTTTAGATAATAAGTTTTAGTTCTTAAATCGTGCTTGGGACTTCTTGCAATATGCTCTAAGCATCCATATGTTGACGTTAAAGAATCATCCCATTGTACATGTACTGATTCGGCGCCTTCTTCGGCATATTGAGAAAATATAGTAGGGGCGGTCCAGGCAGTGGTCATACCTATATTTACCTATTTTGATATAGTGTGCAGTAAATGAAAAAGGCTCCGAAGAGCCTTTTTATAGCTTAATATAAAATTAAATTATTGGTTAGTCAATGTTACAATAGCTGTCGGAGCTTCTGTTCCAGAAGCGGCATCTAATGTCCAAGCAGCAACATCACCATAGCTATAGTATGCTGTACTTGTACTGCTACGTGGATATAAAGTAGCTTTACGTCCAGTTAGTTTAGTAACCCAGTATGTAGCACCACCAAAATCTGTGGCAATAATATGCATTTGACCAGCGGCTAGTGTACCGGTTGTTAATGCACAAACACCTTGACCGTCTGTGTTCTGTACTAGATAACGACGGCTTGATTCTTGTTTGATAATATCGCCATTTGTTCTAGACTGAGCAGCAGTTGGTAGGTAAGAAATAATATACAATGCATTTTGACGATCAGATGTTAATGTAGCAGTACTAGCACCCTGTGTAGTCATGTTAGTACCAGTGAAGGCCACAGTCGGTGCTGATGTGTAACCAGAACCTGCTTCTGTAATCAATACGCTAGTAACTGTGTTACCTGTTTTAACAGGAGTACCTGCGGCTGTTACACCACCAGCAATTTGTGGTGCTGTGAAACTCATTGTAATTGTCAAGGTTGATACAGCAAATGATGTTGTAGACAATGTAACACTGGCTACACCTTCACCACCTACTCCGCTACCGTCTACACGACTAGAGTATTGTGGCGGATTTGTGTTACCGAAAAATTTTCTTTTAATTGGACGTCCCATTTTGTTTTCCTTTAATATGTTAAGACAGTTCTATTGCCTACGCGGAGGGGACCGCATAAACTCTCTATTAAGAGTGAACAATGTTATTTATAGGATAGTCAACAAAAAACCCGCCGAAGCGGGTTAGTTGTTTGTGTAAAACACAAGTAACGGATTACTTGAAGCTTACTTTTGCGCTAGTGATAGCAACTTTACCTAGGTAGTCAGCAGCGTTACCTAGAGAAGAAGCAGTGTTGCTTAACTCTACATAACCGTAACGTGTTAGGAAGCCAACTACTGGCTCGAATGTTGCTGGGTCTAGAACAACACCAGAAGACATTAGAGGAATGTAAGGGCAATAGAAAGCAGCGGCATCAGCTTCGCTGGAACCTTTGTAACCGATCAATACTTGATTAGAGTCTTGAGCAGTAGCATCAGTCATGTAAGCGTCAACATAGATACGCATTGCGCCGTTTAGTGTACCAACAAACTTGGTGTTTGTAGGAGCTTCGAATGTACCTTCTGTAGTACGAGCAAAAGCAGATGTTGTTGCAGACTGAAGGATCGTTAGAGCCTGGTTAGAAACAACAGCCCAGTTACCAGAACCACGACGTGTACGTTGAGCGATCAAGTTGCTTACGCGATTGATCTGGATGGCTAGAGCGGCATGCTCGTCACCAACGAATGTAGCTGTACCAGAAACTAATGACTGGTCATATGTTTCTTCAACAGAAGCCAAGCTACGTAAAGAAGCTAGGATCTCTTGATCGATTTCAGCTGTGATTTCTTGTGCTAGAGCAGCCATGATTTCTGCTTCGATGTCAATGCCTTGTTGGGCTTGTGCATCTTGAGCGGCTTCAAAAGTCCAACGTGCGCTTAGTTTACGAGACTTAGCTTCAACTGGGCTCTTCAAGATTTGGATGCTCATACGCTTGCCTGGACGACCTTCTAGAGCAGCAGTAGTGTTAGCTTTAGGGCTAGTAGTACTGTCACCGTTACCAGAATAACCAGCAGCGATTTTGAATGGGCTTAGTGCCTCTTCACCAGCTTGTACTTGGTCGTCAGCGTCAGCATAACGAACACGTAAAGTGTGGATCTGTGCAACTGGGCCTGTCATTGGCTGAACGCCGATGATTTCGTTAGCAATAACTGTAGGCATAACACGACGGATAACTGGTAGAATAACACGGTTAAGTGTAGCTACGTTACCTGCAGATGTTGCACCAGCTGTTGCGCTCTCAGCCAAGTGACGACGTGTGTTTTCTAGGCAAACTGCCATAGAAGACTTACGGTTACCGGATAGGCCTTCAAGCAGAGCTTCTTTGGTCTCTGACCATCTTTCATTTAATAATTGTGACATTTTAATTGTCTCCTTGAATATAATTATTTAGATAGGCCCGCTAACTTGCGGATATCTAAGATGTTATCTAAGCCTACCTCAGGCTTGCTTTCACGATTTCCAGTTACGGCTGAACTTTCTGCTAACATTGCTTTCTTAGGAGCAGTTTTGCGTGATTGTCCTTCCATTACAGCTGGTAGGTACTTATCAAAAGCTTCATTTAGTTTCTGAGTCTGTACAGACTCAAGAAGTTCTTTCATGATCTCTCTCTTGCTAGCGTCCAATGGACCTAACAACTCGCCCATAACAACTTTACGTTCCATCAAATCTTTCTGAATACGAATTTCGCGTTCTTTAGATTCTACGATAGTAGTTTTTTCTGTTACTGCTTGTTTTGCTTCAGATAATTCTCGATCTTTCTTAGCAATAATCTTTAACAATTTACTTGTTTCAGATTTTTCGTTTAGATAAGAACTAGAATATTCTTGTGCGAACGCTTCATAAATCTTACGACCAAAATCGTTTGTACGAGCACTATCAATATCTTCTTTCAATTGCTTGATTTCAGATGTTAACTTTTTAGTTACTACGTTTTCGACAACTTTAGCACTATGCTTAATGAAGTTTGTTTTAATATCTTCAAATTTGCTCTTTGCTTCGCGTACTAACTTAACTTTCGTTTCAGCTAGGTCACGCTTATCAACAGCAAACTCACCGATTTCTTTGGCTAGAGCGTGTACTACAAATTGCTCTAACTTGCTGAAGTTCTCAGAAACTTTCTTACGGTCTCCTTGGAATTCAACTAATTCCTTGCCTAATTGACTAATAACAAAACCTTCTAACTTCTTAGCATCTTCAGCAATACGCGAACGGTATTGTGCTTTTGCTTCAGCTAGAGCTAGTTTATCATTATGCAATTCAGACATTTCTACGGCCAATCTGTCGCTTAACATCTTGTCGATTGCTTCAACCATAACAGTCTTATCATGACTGTATTTTTGTGCAAACTCTTCACGAAGTTCAGCGGTGACTTGGTCGCGATTCTCTTGAAGTTTAGCAGCAAGGGCAGTTTCAACAACTTGTTGTGTTTCTACTGTCATTACGCCTGACTCTACTAATTGTTTGAATGCGTCCAACATTTATTTCTCCTCGGGCTTTATTTTAGACCTTTAATAATATTCAAGAGACTCTCTTGAATATATTTCTGGGCCTTTGGATCTTCTTTTACTTCTGTTGCTATCTTGAATGCTCTCATCCCTCCTCTAGTGTTCATGATATGCTCATAAACAGGAGTAGGATAAGCGCCAGGAGCACTTGGCTGTGCAACTACGTCTACAGTAATAATCTCAAAATCTGATACATGGCCGTTTCCGTCGTTTACGTTGCCGCTACCACGAGAACTAACACCAAGTTTTACACCGCTTTCGAGCATTGTGCGTACTAAGTTACCCATTGGCGTAGGTAAAATTTTCATTTTACCATATCCATTAGGACCTTCCATCCACATTTGAGTGATCATATGGGATACACGGTCCAAATTCACTTTAAGATCGTCTGGGTGATCAACTTCGCCAAGAACGCTATAACCGTTTTGAATTTGATCGTTTAGTGTTTTAACTGCACGTTCAATTTCATCTACAGGGTAGACACGTTGATTAGCGTTACGTATTCCACCTTGGATAGCAATGCCTTTTAAGTAAAGGCTTTTGCCGTCCTTGTCGTCAGACTCGAGTACAACTCCAGCCTGATCAAAACTTAGGTTTTCACGTAGATAGGAAATCTGTTTCATCCAGTTTCTCTAATTATAGTTTCTTAAGAAACGGTTTGATTGGAGCAACGCTAGTTTGACCGGCTTTGTCACCTGTTCCTGAACCTACTGGGCCAGGAGTCTTGCTATTTTGTGAAACTTTGCTTAGGTTCTTAACGCCCATTGAGCCACCAGGAACGTTACCGTTACCAGTCTTCATGTCTTGTGCGTTCTTAACAAATCCACCAACTTTACCGTTAGGGCTTGTACCGTCCATGGCGCCTTCGCCTGTGCTAGACTTAGCAATATTTCCAGCGGAAGCACCAGTAACTGGCTTACCTTTGCCGGAACTTACTGGACTGCGGCCTTCTACAGGAGCTGGCATGCCTTCACCTGTGTTAGCACCAGCGTATTGACCCTGTGTCTTTTGGCTGTTCTTTTCCCAGTCGTTTCCAACTTTCTCAACGTACTCACGTGTCATGCGACGACCTTCGTGCATACCCATCATTTCGTCTTCTGGCTTTTCATCGCCCATTGCCGGACCCATGTCGTTGTCAGCTGGTTCGTCGTCGCCCATGCCCTTAGCTTGTTCTAGGTCTGCAAAAGCAGCTTCTAATTCAGCGATAGCATTCTTGATGTCGAAAATTGCGCTTTGTTCACTTTCTGGTTCTTCACCGTCAGTTGCGCCAACTTCGTTACCAAAGTCATCAGTTTTATCTTGTGTGCCGAATTCATCGTCACCTTCTTCTTCCATTTCATAGGAATCTTCTAACTCAACACTTTCGTCAGTGTCGTCATCCATACCTTCGTCGACTGGATCGGTGTCGTCTTCAGAAGCTTCGTCAACCGGATTGTTGTCGTCTTCGTCGGTGGCTTCTTCCATATCTTCTTGCTCTTCTTCAGCGATTAGATTTTCATAGATATCTCTAGATTTCTCAACAACGATTTCGTGGAAAAGTTCATTGGCTTTATCCATTTCTTCGTTAACTAAAAGATCTAGGAGTTGTTCAAATTTTGTAGACATTAATAATTCTCCTTAATTGGTAGCGGCAAGGCTGTAATGTTATTTACAGCCGTTCTGATATACTTATACGAAATAGGCCTAAAACGAGCCGTTTTAGGCAAAGAGACGCAGAGTTTTGCTCTGGATTGACAAATTTTTGTTAAAAATATTTAGTTTCTGTTTTAAAAAGTTAAACATGTAGTTATTAGACAGCCGCTTCGGGCGGCGGCATAGCGTACATTTTGCGTACTAACCCTAGTTCTTCTTTCTTTTCTTGCTCACGAACATCACCTGCTTTACGTAGAGTATTCAACATTCCTAGTGTTAAACGAGTTTTACGCACGTCAGATTTGCGTAGAACACTGGTATCGTTTTGACTTAGATAGCGACTGTCCTCAACAGGATCAGCATGTTTATTATCAAAATATGTGAATTCTCTTAGTAACATGATGTTATTTATGCGGATGGTGCAGGTGTAGCAGGTGCCTCTCCACCGGCATCTGTACCAGGCATAGGCTCTTCTCCCGGTGCAGGAGGTGGAGGAGCTGTTGAACTTAATCCACTTACATCACCTGACATACCGTTTGCAGTAATACCCGCAGTACGCAGTTCGGCATTTGCACTTAAACTTGTATCTTCATCAACGTTTTCTTCGCGCCATTGTGTTTCGTTTTCTGCAATCTCTTCTTGCGTTAGACCCAAGAAACGTTTCATAGCAAATCTTTTACTTAAGAAAGGAACGCCAACCATGGTAGCAAATGTGTTTACACGGGCAGTATCCATCTCTGCTTGGCGATAGCTGGCAAAGTTTTGTGGAGGATTAAACTTAACATCAAAGATATTGCTGTCAATGTTAATGCCTTTGGTATGTAGATACATTTTAAATTCTGTATCAAACGGACCATTCATTAGACTTTGTAGTCGTTCGCAATATTTGTTGAATCTCAACTCCTGTATGTATGCTGTTCCAACACGACCATCATTGAAGTTGCTTCCTCCGTCATCAGAGCCGGTAGGTAGATAAGAACTAGGTATACGTAGAGCACGAAATAACTTATTGGTAAAATACTTAAGATCATCAATTTCTCCTAGGTTAGTACCACCGGGTAGAATTTCAACTTTACTTCCACGACCTTCTGCTGTCTGCGGGAAGAAGTAGTCTTCGTTGATGCTTAACGGGTTATATCCTGCATCAACGACTGTTTGACTTCCTCCAGTTGTACTAGGAATACGTCTTTGATTGACTTCGTTTTTAACACGCTCAACAAAACTCATTGCCAAGTGACTTGGCATATTACCAACATCAATGTAGAATACCCTACGCTCTGGAGCTCGTTGCACACGATAGATGATAATAGCATCTTCTAATAATTCTTTTTGTTTGAATACTTTAAAGATACTTTCTAATAAGCTGTTACCAAATGGGAAGTTGTTGTCCAACCCTTCACTCATTGAGATGTGGATTACATGGCGTGCATCAATTGCATATTGATTTTGATTCTCAGAAAACCGACTTCCGCCAGCAGTTGTTGGGAATGATCCAACCATACCACGTGAGCCGCCAGCACCGCCTTGACCTGTGCCGTAACTACCGCCAAACTGACTACCGCCGCCTTGTAGATTACTAGGGTTGATAGCTGTTGTTGCCAGTGTTTCTAAGTTAGGATTCCAGTCACGAATCATATACTGTTCAGGCTTTTTGCCTTCTGATTCGTTGACAATAATCTTGTCTACTTTAGCCGGATCAACATACATCCATGTCTGTGTTTCAGGATCACGAACAAAGAATACATCACCATATTTGAACGCATTACGAACAATTTTGAAGATGCGAGTATCAAACTTGTTTAGCTTGGTCCACTGTTGTAGACACTTTTTAATAATTTTAATCTCAGTGCTAGTAGCCTGCTCTTTAAAGAATACACTGAAAGGTGTTTGATTTTCGTCGTTAGTTTGACTGCAAAACTCTGCTAGGATATCTAAGGCAGCATTGACTTCACTGTCTGTATCCATGGTATCGTATTGACCATAACGTTCTAAACGATTTGGATGGCCAGCATAAACATCAGGTAGATAGCTAGAGTAGTTTGAACGACTACCGTGTGGTCCGTTTCCAGAAGTCATTGCGCCACTAACAGGGCTCAATTTACCAGATGTATTAACGGGAGTAAAATATTTTTTCCAAGTTGCCATATATTTTTCTTAGGCAAATAAATTGCCGCTTAATCCTTTAGTAGCATCTACGTTTCTTTTTGCGTATTCTACAGCTTCTCTAGTGTATTTCACCTGCAATGCCATCATGTTATTTAACTGTTGTATGCTTTCTACAAGGCTGTTCTGACCCGCTGCGCCTACAATCTGTGCCATTTGTTCTTTTGTAACTACTGATTCGCCTTCCTGGACATCTAATGTAGCATCTGATTTTTCCCACCAATTACCAGTCATTCCTATTGTACCTTTATGTCGCATAAATGTACCGTCACCTCCAACTCCTCTTACCGGTCTTGGAGATCTTGCAGCATTTGTAGCCTTATATACTTCATTTGCTGCGGCAGCTTCTTTGTTCTTTGCAATTGCTGCTGCAACTGCCTGATCAATCAGTGTTTGATTTGCGCCATCTTTCCTTAACTGCTCAGCCGCACTAGTTAATCTAGTTGCTTCGAGACCTAATTTTTCTGCTGTTCTTTGTTGCTTCCTTATTTCAGGATCTTCTGCTCCTGCTATTGCCGCATATCCAAACTTCTTAAATAATATTGCATTTACATAATCTTCTACAACATTAACCATGTCAATTGCATACGGTTTAAAGAACTCAACAAATTTTTCAAATATACTTATTAGCGCAGGTTTAATAGCATCATATGCTACGTTTAATTGTGTGCCTAATCTATTAAAGAAGTCTTTAGGATCTGATGATTTTTTCAAAGAGCTAAATGTTTCTGAAAACCAATTAGCAATGCCTTTAATTGCATCTTTGAAACCGTCTTTTTTTGTAAGTTCTGTTGCAAGACTTCCAAACTGTTTGACCAGATCAACTGTAAAGGTTGCAAACTTTTGTAAGTATGGAATAAAAGGACCAATAACTTGACTAGCAAGCATCAGCATTTGTTCACCAAAGTTTCTCATACCTTGTTCTGCACGTTCTAAAGCCGCCGCATTGCCTTTGGCAGCATCAACTTGTTCTTTTTTAATTTTTGCTTCGTTTTT